CACAACTCGCCCAAAGCACCCTGCCCGTCGGGCGGCTGCGGGTTAACTGAATAGACACGGCTAAGCATGTAGGACCGACAGCGGAGCACTGGCGGACGGGGGTTCAAATCCCCCCGGCTCCACCAAACAACCCTTACAAATCAGGCACTTAGCGTAAGCATTAAGTGCCTTTTTTGTGTATAGATGTGCTCATTTAGCTGTGTAATGCCAGCTTTATGACAGCTTGCTTCCTATGACTGAGCGAAACGTGCTTGCGTCGCTTTGCGGCCAAAGCTACCTTACCAAGGGACGGTAAGGACAACCCATCGGTAGGCCAGGAGTGGTTAATGGCAGTAGCCAAGACAATCGGTGATACAGTGCTTGAGGAGCTCAATGCCCATGTGCGCAGTGATACCCGGCCTGATCCGTTTACCGCTGCCCGCTTGCGCAGAGAAATCGCTAGGCTCGAAAATGTGGATTTCATGCCAGCTCGACTGTGCATGGGCATTCTATTGACTCTTGAAGGCAAGGTTAAAAAAGCAATTGCAGTGTTTGATGAGCTGCTATCTTACGCGCCAAGCGATCCAGGCCTTCATCAGAATTACGGCCATTCACTAGCTCAAATGCGCTTAGTAAACCTGGCTCACGAGCATTATAAGTCCGCGTTGGAATTCGCCCCTGAAGCCACCAGTATTTTGACTGATTTGGCGGAGACAGCACAAATAATATTCCGACCTCTTGAGTTCATTGAACTCATGGAGTCACACTCGCATAAGTCCGATTCTGAGATACTGCTTAACAACGAGCATGTTCAGCGCGTATCAAGATTAGCAGAAGCATTCACTAGACTTGAAATTAGCGATGAAAGCGCTAATCAGATCTACTCTTGTGTAGAGCCAATATTCTGTAATCGCGAAATACAGGTTAAGTCCGGTCACTTTAGAGAAACCGGCTCTTATGGCTCTTCCAAACTAACTTTTTATGCAGAAGTTTCTGGAGATGATGATCTTATTTATGAGATCAATGAAGAGCTCTGTGACAATATAGTTGAAAACGACGCCGGGCACCTCTTGAAAGAACTCACATTCGTTTTTGTATCTCACGCTGATAATGCGTCAAACAATTAAGTTAAAGCATCATTGAACCTCAGCGATTAACTGCTCAATGGAAATGGCGCATGGCGATCACAAATAGCTGTTTTTTGCATTGGTCAGAGCAACTCCTTTGCTCCGAGGGGCTTACTGAAGCAGATCATAGAGCAATAGTTAGTCGCGCTTACTACAGTGCCTACCATGAAGCTTTAAACCTAGCCGATAACGTACTCCATCTAGGTGTAAGCAACATGGTGGGTGGGTGCCACATAAAGCTCTCGGACACTCTCGCAAACTACATCTGTGATGACAAGCTATTGCAAGGAATTATCCGCCGTCTAGGCACGCGGCTTCAACTCATGCATAGCGCCAGAGTGCGTGCAGACTATTTTTTCGATGACGAGCTAACTTTAAAAGACGCTAAATCTGTAGTTAAAACAGTCCGAAGCATTCTCAACATCATTGCCCAAGATATTAAAGAAAGCGCAGCATAAATCTTGCCAGCAGCTTAATTTAAATTAATTAACGATTGAAAGCCTTAGTCGTAGCACTAGTAGCTAGGCAGTATCCGCATCCACTGCACGCCTCCTTGCCAATGCGCCCTAATTGATTACCGCTTTTTGGCGGGAACATAGGGCATGGTTGGCCAGACGATCGCCTGAGCAGCTATCACTGATTTTCGTTCTGGATCATAGGTAACGCTTGCGGACCCATGAAATTTGTAGCCAAGCGCAAGCTGCTCGGAAACACGGCGGCAAAAGGACTCGTCATCCTTTCCTGTGATGAGTCGATAGGTTGGAAGACCATTCGGCGGTGAGAAGCTCATTTTGCATCCTTGTGTTGAGCGTGAGCGATCGGGCCGTGCAGGGCATTTGGCGTATGGATGTCAGAGTCACTGCACAGGAAGCGTGGTCGTGCCACCGTGCATGTGGTAGTGGATTGCTGCTCTCATCTGCGCCTCATAGATCAGTCGCAGTCTTTCAACCGTGGCCGCTGGCTCTCCACGTTCCTGAGCTTCCAGGTAGTCCCGATGGGCGTCCCTGGCCTGGAGGTATAGCGGGTGGTCTGGCATCACGATTTCACGGCTCACGGCGGCGGATCCTTCCTGTTGGTCAGCGCAGTATAGGAGGCCTCGCAGGCCAGGCCAGCTATTCGGGCCCGGTCATACGCTTTCGCCAGCTCTCCCGCTCGAGCATCAGCCCGTGCGAGCAGGTCGGAGAGCACCATAGCGGCGCGGGTGGCTGCCTGGCCTCGGGCGACAGCGGCGGGATCCGCGCCGGGGCAACTGACGCTGGCAGCGAGCTGGGCGGCGTCGTGCTGCAGCCGCTGGCCAGCAGCATCGGCGCCAGCAGCGCCAGCGTCAGCCACCTGGTGTTGTTCGTGTGCATGGGCTCTTGCCTCCTCCTGCGCCTGGGCGCGTCGTTGTTCTTCCTCGCGGGCATCGCGCTGGCCCAGGGCCTCGGCCAGGCGGTCGCCGCTATCGCGCTGCGCCGATGCGGCCAGGGCCTGGCTGCGCTCCACCGACCGACCGTGCTGGTAGGTGCCCCAGTACGACGCCAGCACCAGGGCCAGCAGGCCCAGCCGCACCGGCCAGCTCATGCCAGCGCCCGCCGCACGCCTTCGTCGATCACCGCCGCCGAGTACGGGTTGCCGCCGTTCTCATGGACGATGATGCCCAGCACCATCCCGCGCAGCGTGGCCGGGTTCTTGATGTCGATCGGCGCCGTGGGGTGCACGCCGATCCGAGTGGCCACCGCGCGCGCATAGGCCTGGGTGTCGTTCTCGCTGCTCGGCGCCCAGCGGTTGATGGTCTCGAGCACGGTGTCGATGCCCTTACCGCCGACACCGGGCAGGCCGTCCTTGCCCCGGTAGTTGATCAGCAGCTTGCCCAGGGCTCGGATGCCGTTCTCAGGGGAGTCGAACCGGGCGAAGCGCGGCTTGGCCACGCCCTCCTCCAGGCCCAGCTGGCCGACCCAGGCGTTGCGTGGGTTGAAATCGATGTTGCCGGGGTTGTTGTTGCGTACACCGCGTGCGGTCATGGGTTTTCTCCAGGCATGAAAAAGCCCGCGCGGGGCGGGCTTGGTAGGTGCAGCGGGCCGTCAAGCGGCGGTATCGGGCTCGGCTTCCGGCTTGGGCTCAGCCGGATCCTTGGCCGTGATCGAGACCTTGGCGGTGTACTCCTTGAGGACCTGGGCGGTGTAGACCTGGGCGCCCGGGGACTGGGTCAGGATCTCGCGGGCCCGAGCATCGGCCTCTTCCTGGGTGGCGTAGCGGACCGAGTTGGTGACGTCGTAGCCGTTGCTGACGTTGATGGCGATGTAAGGCATTGGGTTTTCTCCAGGCAAAAATAAACCCGCGAGAGCGGGCGTAGGTGGTTGCTGCGTTCAGTTCTTCGGGTATTGCTGCTTGACCTGCTGCAGGGTCGTGTAGAACGGCTCTGCCTTAGGGATCTCTCCTTGATCCATCGCATGCCAGAGCATGTCGAGTTGCTCTTCAACAGGAGGATACTCCTCCCGGCGACGCTGCTGGTGGCAGCTGCTATGTCTGATCTTCAATGAACTCCCCCTCCCACACTTTCTGCGGGAATGCGTTGACCTTGATGAGGTAGGTACCCGGGTGCTCAAACTCGAGCACGATGTCGGTACCGTCCGTCGTGTACTCCTGCCTTTCAATGACCACAGTCGCACCAGCGGGCACCCCCTTGAGGAGATCGCCCACCAGGTGGGCCGTACTGGCTGGGCGAGCTGTGAGAACTCCGTCCGGGGCGTAGTACGCCTCTGGACTGACCGGGGCCACGATTTGCACGTAGGGCAGTGACGTGTTGGCCCTGATAATCTGGGGCGCGATTGCAGCATCACAGCTGAGCACGCTGGTGATTTCCCCGCTCTCGGAATAAGTGATGTAAGTAGAAGGAGCACTCATCGTTTTGTTCCTATTACGAAAATATTTCGACTATCCAAAAAGATGGATGCGTCATCCCCGTACCAAGTGACTTTGATGTTGTGAACTCCTGGCCCTACTGCGATCGAGCCAGAGACCACTGGAGCAGGTGTTGCGGGCTGACCACCATTACCCATCAACTGGAAACCATTGATAGTTAGGGTGAAGCCGGAAGCCCTTTCTCCGCTGGTGTAGTACTGGCCGCAGTTGAACATGATGAACACATAACCGGCTTCGTCCATCGGCACCGATATGTTCATGATGTCCATCCACTGGAAGCGGCCGGCGCCCCGCACCTGCCCTTGAACGCTGTAGCTAATAGGAACAGTTACGGCATTCCCTCTTATACGCAGGGTGTCCACTTCAGCCATCCCGATCTTGGCAGCGGAGATCGAGGCATCTGCAATCTTGGCACTGTTGATACTGGCATCAGCGATCTTAGCGTTGGTGATGCTGGCGTCGCGGATATAAGCATCGGCGATGAACGTCTGATTGCCCTGTACCGCAAACGGTGACGAGAGGCTATCCCCTGAGGGGCTGAGTATTGCGAAACGGTCCGCCAGTATTGCAAATGTCGACTGAACTACGCCGCCTTTATTCTCGATGCCGACAGCAAATCCGGCGGCATGACGGATGCCGTTTGCAGTGATCTGCACCCTGACCACTTCCGAGGCACTTGCCACATTGTTCAGGTCGGTCACTGCCTCGGAAGTTCTGTTCACCATGGCATTGGTATTGCCGAGGCTGGTCTGGGTGTCATCGACGCGCTTAGCCACCGCAGACACCGCATTGACACGGGCCTGCATCTCGCTCTGAACTGCCGCTGCAGCATCATTTGCTTTCGCCTGAGCAGTGATGATCCGGTCACTCAAGGCTGAGTCGGCCTCGATGCGCAGCTTCTGTTCATCCTGCAAGGCGCCGCTCGTCTTGCCCAGATCCCCCGTCAGTTTGGTCACGCCGTCAGCGGTGAGCTTCAGGTCGCCTCCTTGCTGAGTTACCGCGGTTTCGAGCAGAGAAACTGCCTGGGCCGAAGCCGCTGCTGAGCGCCGGCCGACTGCGATGTAGGCAATGTCGATCTCACAAGCGGTGTTGGCGCTCCCGGTCATATCCAGCCGAATGGCGTAGATACCCGTCTTGCCCACCCACTGCGTATTGCTCGACAGGTCCACTTCGATGTCCTGCCAGTCGGTCGAGGACAGGCTGATCGAGAAGTCGATACGACGGTTCTCCGCCAATCCGCCGTCCTCGTTTGCCCAGTACATGGCGGCCCGATCTCGCGTCGTGTTGCGACGACGAAGACGGATGCGCAGATAAGGGCTCTGGGCTCCGACAATCTTCCCGAACGTGTTGCTCGCCTGGAGGTTCGTGGGTTTCTTGACCGTGGCAAACGCCGGGCCCGCAGTGATGGTGCCGTCTGCAGCAGTCGCGACCCAGCCGCGTACAGAGTTGATGAGCTCCCAGGAAACACCGGCCACGAATGGCTGTGCACTGCCAATCGACGAACCCAGCACCGTTAGCTGGCTGGCCTGGGTGGAGAGTCCGTCCTCCGTATCCTTGACCCGCGTCGTGAGGTCGGTGAGCGCCTTGGCGTCGGCCTTGCTGCCCAGTTGATTCAGGGCGTTCTGGGCTGCCGCCGCCGCGTCGGTGGCCACCTTGTCGGTTACAGCGGTCCAGGCCGAGCCGTTCCAGCGCTTGGGCGTATTGGCCCCGCCGGTGATGTCGATCCACAGGTTCTGCGGCAGACGATCATCTGTGCCGGGCGCGCCGCTCTGGACAATGACCTTGCCCTTGCCGCCCGCGAGTTTGCTGGCGGCATCAGCAGCCGTCTGTGCCTTCGTCACGTTGCCGTCGGTAGTGGTCAGGCTGTTTTGCAGCTCCACGGTCTGCCTGCCCGTGCTTTCGATGTCTCCACCCTGCTGCGAAACAACAGAGCCGAGCAACGCGACAACTTGGGAGGATGCCGCCACGGACTTGCGGCCAGCTGCGACATAGGCAATGTCGACTTCAGCCTTGGTGTCGCTGGTAGTCGTCACGTCCAGGCGCAGCGCGTAAATGCCGGTCTTGCCTACCCAGGCCGAATTGCCTGACAGGTCGATCTCGATCTCCTGCCAATCGCTTTTGCTCACGTCGACATCGAAGGGCATCGCGCGTGTCTCAGCCATCCCTCCGTCCTCGTTTGCCCAATACAAGCGGCAACCTACACGCGTCGTGTTTCTACGTCGCATCCGGAACCTGACGATGGGGTTCTCTGCGCCGGAGAACTTCGCAGGACTGATGCTCACCTGAAGGTTGCTATTGCCGCCTCGCATCGTTGAAAAGAGCGGTCCCGGCGTCAGCGTGGCGTCAGCTGCCGTGGCGTACCATCCCAGGTTGTCGTTGAGCATCTCCCATGCTCTACCGGCAACGAAATTGCCAGAGCCCAGGGTATTCTTGAGCTGCGTGATATCCACGCTTTGGCTGGTCAGCGACTCCTCGGTCTTGGAGACCCGCGAGGTCAGCGCAGTGGTCGCTGAGGCGTTTGCGGCCGCCTGTGCTGCATTCATCTGTCCGTTATCGCGCCAGCCTGATACCCGGTCGCCCACTTCGAACTGCATGCGGTCCCATTCGCAGAACCCGGACACCGTATCACCACTGAATGGCCCCCTGATCCGGTAGATGGTGCGCGCCTTGACTGCGCTCGCTGGGGCCGGAGCCGGTGTGAGGGTGATGCGCTGCCAGCTCCCATTTGCCGCCGCAGACGCTGCCCCATCTGTCCTGATGTTCGCGCCAGCGGCATCGAACCACTGCACGTACAGCTGCGCGATCATGCCTGTTGTGGCGCGGAAGTACCCGGACATGGCCATGGCCTGTCCGCTCGGTACCGCCGGCCAGTAGGCACGTTCGGGCGCCAGGTCCACGTAGCTCGACCCGCCGTTGATGGTGAGGTCCAGACGGATTGCCTTGCCTGCCGGGTCCAGCGTGGAAGCCACCAAGGAGTACGCGAGGTTTGCCGAAGCATTGCCCAGGTCCCATCCAGCCGCCAGACCTGCACGGCTAGGATGAAGCACATCGAGCGATGGGTTGAACAGCAGGTTCTCGCTGCCGACATTGCCGATAGACGCAGTCAATTCAGTAACGGACCGGCCAGCGGCGGTCAGGTCACGGCCTTGCTGATCAACCGTACTGCCCAAGGCGGACAGCGCGCTGGCGTCGGCCTTGCTACCCAGTTGGTTCAGAGCGTTCTGTGCAGCCGCAGCGGCATCGGTGGCCACCTTGTCCGTCACAGCTGTCCAGGCCGAGCCGCTCCAGCGCTTGGGTGTATTGGCACCATTGCTGGTGTCGATCCATAGGTTCTGCGGCAACTGATCTGCCACAGCCGGCGCAGCCGTCTGGACGATGACCTTGCCTTTCCCACCCGCCAGGGTCGCCGCATCCTGGGCAGCCTTCTGCGCTTTGTCCACATTACCATTGGTGGTAGTCAGGCTGTTGCTGAGCTGCGTGGTCTGCTGGCTGGCAGAGCTTAGCCCCTGCTCGGTCTTCTCGACGCGGCCGATCAGCGCAGTGGTGGCCTGCGCATTCGCCAGGCTGTTGGCCGCATTGGTCTGGCCATTGTCGCGCCACCCGGTCATGGTCAAGCCGCTCTCGATCTGCAAACGATCCCACTCGGCATAACCTGTGATGCTTCCGCTGCGCCCACCGTGGAAGCGGTAGATAACCCTGATTGCCACAGTACCCGGCGGCGCGACCCCAGAGGACCAAGAGAATCGCTGCCAGGTTTCCGCTCCATTGAATTCGGGCGAAGCGGGGTCCGTGCTGATAACTGCCCCAGAGGCGTTAATCCACTGGAAATACAAGCGCGCGATGATTCCCGGCGTCGAGCGGAAGCTGCCGGACAGGGTGAAGACCTGACCAGGAGCGGCAGCCGGACGCCGCTCGGCTGCTGCGGTCAAATCCACAAAGGCGCCGGTGTCGGCGAGCGTCATCGTACAGCGGAGAGCTTTCCCGGCAGGATCCAGGGTGGAGTCTACAAGGGTGCTATTCAGCCCCACCGCGCCGCCGGTCGCTACCGCCCAGCCGTCAGGATTCGTAGGCAGTGCGGCGCTTCCCTTATCCAGCGAAGGGTTGTACAGCAGGTTCTCACCGCCGAGAAGCGGCAACCCTGCCTCAATCTTGGTCAGGGACGAACCCTGGGCCGACACGGTGTCGCCCTGTGTCTTCACGTCGTTGGCGAGCTGGTTGACGGTGGAGACATCAGCCTTCTTGGCCACGGTGTCTTTGAGCGTGGTCAGCGACTCGCTCTGCGATCTCAGCGTTTCATCCTGCTGGCCGTCCTTGTCCTCGGTCAGCTTGACCCGACTGGTCAGCTGGGTCAGGGCCTGCGAGCTAGCCTTGCCGTCGATTGCGGTCTGCATGCCGCTCAGGGTGGTGCTCTGAGACGTGAGGTCGCGCCCCTGCTGGTCGACCGTCAGTTTCAGCGAGTTGACCGCGCTGGCGTCGGCCTTGCTGCCCACCTGGTTCAGGGCACTCTGGGCTGCTGCTGCAGCATCAGTGGCCACTTTGTCGGTTACCGCGACCCAAGCCGAGCCATTCCAGCGCTTGGGGGTGTTGGCCCCGCTGGTGGTGTCGATCCACAGGTTCTGTGGAAGGCGGTCTGCGGCCGCTGGCGCTGCGTTCTGGACGATGACCTTGCCCTTGCCGCCCGCCAGGTCGTTCGCAGCCTGCGCGGCGCCCTGGGCGGCGCTGGCGTTGCTGTTGGCGGTGTTGATGCTGGCTTGGAAGCCATCGACCTTGCCCGACGTGGCCGTGACCGTGTCGCCCAAGGTCGTGACGTCAGTTTGCAACTTGCTGACAGCGCTGGCCGTGCCGTTGGCGGTGCGCACAGACTGGCCCACGTCCTCCCAGTAGTCGGTGTTCGGCGGCGCCACGTTGACCGGTACCGCCTTCTTGGCCTGGTACAGCTTGCCATTGGCGCCAAGCACCGCCTGGTCCAGGGCGTAGGTCTTGGCCTTGTTGTACGGCAGCGCGCCGGCGATCGAAGATACGCCATCGATCTGCCGCTGCAGGTCGTCGCGGGCCGTGGTCATCCGGCCTTCTACAGCCGTGACTTGGCCCTGCAGGTTCGAGCGCACGCCGTCGATCGTGCTGTTGACCTGAATCAGCTGCTTGTTGACGTCGGCTTTGATGGCGTTCGAGGCCGTGGTGACGCGCTCGTTGACCGAGCCCGGGCCGTTGCCATCGATCAGCTCGATTTTCTCGATCTTGCTCGTCAGCGCCTTGCCCAGCTCGCTCTCGGTGATCTGGTCCTTGATCTGCTCGAGGATCGGCCCGGCGTCTGCACTGGACATACCGGCCACCAGGGTGGTGCCGCTCGGGAACCATGGCCCGACGTTGCCCGACTTGTCGACCAGGCGCGCCCAGAAGTAGAACCGCTGGCCAGCGCGCAGGCCCTGGAGCGTGTGCTTGTCCTGCGGGTACGCCAGGTCCGCCAGCTTGGTGGCCTTGGCCAGGTCGGTGCCCGCGCTGTACCACAGCTCGGTGCGCTGGGTGTCTTCCGCACCTGGTGGGAAAGTCCATTTCAGGCCGATCCCGAACAGCAGGCTCTCGGCGGTGAGGCTGGTGATCGAGGGCGGCAGGCCTTGCTTGCCGTTGAGCTGGGTCAGCACCGAGCTTTTCCAGGTCGACGAAATGTCGTAGGCGCTCACCGCCCGCACCTGCGCCAGGTAGGCGCCGGCGTAGATACCAGTCACGTCGATCGACGTCGCACCGGTGCGCTGCAGGCGAACCCAGTTGCCATTGTCCTTGCGCCACTCCACCTCATAGGCCACCGCGCCAGCAACAGCCGCCCACGAAATGGTCATGGTGTTTACGGCGATGCCCTGGTCGATCATGTAGCTCGACGCCAGCGTGACGCTTGCCGGCGGCTGCACGGTGGTCACCGGTATGACGCTGATCGGCCGCTCGTCGAGCTTGGCGCCCGTGTCGATCGCAGCGAATTTGCTGGGGTTGAACTCGAGCGCGGTGATCTCGTACTGGCCCTTATCGGTGCGCATGGTCCTCAGCACACGGAAAAGCTGAACGGCCAGATCCTGATAGTCGATCGCCCATTGCAGTTGCGGTTCAGGCTGGGTCGAGTAGGCCGTGGTCACGGTAACGGCGCGGCCGCTGACCGATTTCACCGTGCGCGCCTGGGCGGTACCGTTGGGCAGGTTCACGATCAGCCGGTCGCCGGCCTTGATCGGCGTGTCGCGGTCCAGCGTGATGACCAGTCCAGCAACCGCGGAGATCCGCCCGCCGTTTGGACGTCCTGCTACAAGCTCATCGGCCACAGGGATCACGTAGCCTGGCAGCGGGATACGCCCTTCCATGCCAGTCCTGAACGTGACGGTGCGATCCTGGCTGTTGCTCAACAGCGCCCACTTGCCGCGGCGCTGGGCCTCGCTGGCTCGCGTACAGCCGATGGCAGAGATCTCGATTGGCCGGTCGCGGAATCGACGCTGCAGGCTGACGTCAGTGGATGGGATGACATCGGTTTCGTAGTTGTTGGCTGGGTTGTCGTAGCTGACCAGCGCGCGGCTGTAGTGCGAACTCCGCTCGGCGCCGCCGTACACGAAGTCTCCGCCTACCACGTTGGAGCGGGTGAAGACGTAGTCGATGTCTTGGGAACGCGGCATGTCCGCCTGCATGAACAGCGCGCCGTGGGCCCAATACACCATGCCTCGGTAGATGGCCGACAGGTCGCGCAGCAGCACCCAGGCCTCCGAGCGGCCCTGCAGGTTCATGTCGCACAGGAACCGCGGCTCCGTACCGCCCACGCCATCGGGCACCCGCTGATCGCAATACTGCGCGATCCGGTACATCTCCCACTTGTCGACCATCCACGGCTTGATGCGCTTGCCCAGGCCGAATCGGTCTTCGACGCACAGGCCATAGGTGACGAAGGCCGGGTTGTTGGTCCAGGCCTGTTTGAATGTTCCATCCCAGATGCCGGTGTAAGTCCGGGCGATAGGGTCATAGTTGCTGGGGACCGGCCAACGCTTGGCCTTGCACTTGACGGTCACGGCCGGGATGTTCTGGAACTGCTGCGCATCGAACTCGATGTAGAGCAACGCGGTGTTCGGGTAGCAGAGCTTCTCGTCGATGATCTCGGTATATCCGGCCACCGTCATGGTGTCGGCGATTGCGCCCTTGTTGGCGTTGGGCGTGATCCGGCGCACGCGCATCATCCAGCCCGAGGTAGATGCGGGCAAATTCACCCGAACGGAGCGCTGATATCCGTTTGCGCTCTTGCCGTCCACTGCACCACGGTGCGCCTCAACGTAGGCGCCGCCGTCGGTGGCGATATCAATGGCGTACTCGATGCGGTAGCCGTTGGTATTGCCGTTGCTGTCCTGGCTGAGCAGGCGCGGCCAGGACAACCGGACCCGCACAGCAGAGAGCTTGGTGTCGCTCAAGGCTCGGGTGAATGGGCTATCGCTTCGCAGTTCGACGCCCACGGAGTTCTCGTTCTCCACGGCTGGAATGCCCTGGATATAACCCTGCTCGACCGAGCCACTCCGCCACTCCCACTTGACCCCTGGGAAGTTGACGTTGCCGCTGGCGTCCATGATCGGCGTATTGTCCAGATAGATATCGCGGTCCGTCGGCTTGCCTTCGAATTCACCCTCACCTACTGCCAGCAAGAGTTTTGCGATGTTGGTGGACTGCAAGCTATCAGGCGCCTCGACAGGCGACTTAGGTTTGCTTTCGCCACCCTTGGCGCCGGTAATTTCCAGGTGAGGTACTTCGCCCATACTTTCCTCCGGGCATAAAAAAACCGCCCGGAGGCGGCTGGTTTGCTGGTTCGGCTTCAGGCCTTGTCTTGCGCTTCGATCGAGGCGGAAATAATGGCGCCTCCCCAGCGGCGATCACCGATGCAGATCGGGACTGGGTTACCGCTGGCAGTGGTGTTCCTGGCACTACCAAAGGCATAACTTGGTAGGTTCTCCGGCGCACCACTCATGCTGAGACCTTTTGCCTGGGGACTCAGCATCTGAATCACTCCCCCCAAAGCCATGGAGGCCCCGCTCATGCCTACAGCAAGGGCTGTAGCAGCGGCCCACCCTAGCGGGTTCCACCAAGCCAAGGCCACGATCGCCAGCCCAATGACAGTTTGCAGTAAACCTCCACGCTTGCTACCAGTAATCACCGGCGCAATTCGAATGTCTCCAGACCCACCGAAACCAAGTTCCTTTTCCTCTAAATTCCTTTTGCCTCGGAAAATGGCGAATTCGAGGCCTTCCAAGTTGGCATTGGCAAGGAACTTTTCAAACCCTGGCACTTGGATACACAAGGCCTTGATAGCCTCCGCAGGGGAGCGTACTGCAAGCCTGAATGATCGACCAAACCGACGGAGCTTTCCGTAGAGCAAAACCGTTGTCATGGGTTGGTACTCGATCGAATTTGACTGCATAAATTGCCTCCAACAAAAAAGCCACCCGAAGGTGGCTTGGCTTAAGCTTACGTTTAATCTAGCTGCATTTTCTTACAGCATCGGTGACCCGTTCCAGAGGGGACTGCCAAGTTCGGTAAAAGTGGTATTGAATAAAGGAACCAGTTTCTTTCGGCACGATATCAACTAGATGCAGCGGCGCCTGAGTGTCTGGGGCGAGTACAGAATAACGGTCTCCAGATTTCTGCATAACACCCCCGAGACTTGCGCCGACGACAGTCGTACTCTGCCAACTGTCTCGAATGCACTCCGCAACCTCCAGTGCAGGCCTATGTGAGTTCAAACTCAGCAGCGGCGGGTTACTTCGAGTATCAGCAACATTCGCACATCCGGCGAGCATAGCAAGCCCCATCATCGCAACCTGAATTCGCATATAGCTACCCCCATCAAAGCCATGACTGTATCACCTGGAGTTGCGGTGACGCAGTATCAACCGCGTGCGCTCGAGCCAGGGGCCGCCAAACACAATGACCTCCGACGGCCGACCCAGCAGGTGGTGCAGCATGAAGGGACCAGGCCCGAACACCGCAGACTCCTCGCCAGGCAAACGCGGGTCGTCGCCCAGATAGATCCCGGCATGGTTCGGATGCGCCGTCCGGCCCACGGCCATGACAATCATGTCGCCACGCGCAGGCTGGTCGACCTGGTAGAAGCCTGCCGCTTCGTAGGCCTGCTCGTAGAGGCTTGGCCCATCGGCCTTTTCCCACCACCCCTCCTCGCGGGCGTAGGCTGGGAACTCCAGGCCCCACTCGCGCTGGTACCAGTCCGCGCAGGCCTGCCAGCAGTCCCAGGCGCCATGCACGAACGGCCGGGCCAGCAACGGGGTTTTGCCCGTGGGAACGATGGTGCGCAAGTCGCCCTCGGGCCACGACAGGATGTGCCAGGGCAGCGCCGTCGCTTCGCACATCGCCAGGTCACGGGCGGATGGCCTGCTGGTCGCGTCGGGATGGGAGTGCACGACGCCGATCACCTGGCCCTGGTCTTCGGCGTCGGCATACTGCTCGGGCGAGATACGAAACTCCTCGCCTGGCTCAGCTGCGGTGTTCTCGCAAGCGATGTAACGATGGGCCTTCCCCGCCGCGACGATCAGGCCGCAGGCCTCGCGCGGGTATTCGGCTGCAGCATGCGCTTGCACGGCAGCGAGGATGTGCTTGTGCATGGTCAACTCCGCGCGATCAGGGAGACGGCTGGAAAGCCGCCGAAGGGAACCGGATTTCCTCGGCCAAACCGCACGGTGCACCCGGAGTCGAGGCAGCCGTTGCACTGGTCCTTGGCCGGATCTGCCGTAGGCTTGCCATCCATGTCGTAGTAGGGGCCGGTGTACCCGCAGTTCGGGCCCCGGTAGCCGTTGGTCATGGCCCAGTGGCAGAGCTGGGTCATCTGCCGACCGATCGTTTCGCCGCCAACGTCGCCCGGGCTGGCAAGCTCCCAGCCAACCGCCG